TGTCGATATGCGGTGCGATGGCATGGGCGTTGTCGAGACCGTGCAGTGCGATCGGAAGCACAACGTGTTCACGACCGACGACAATCTGCGGCGAGCGTGTGAGCTCACCGAGGCGATCGACAAGCTGCTCGTGCGCTTCGTGGACGACAAAAACCGCCTCGTCGCCGTGTGCGCGGAGGCGATGAGCTGGCCGCGAAACGCTGCCGCGACGAGCAAGATCGGAATCGCGTGGGGCGTCATCGCGTCGACGTGTTGGCGTCATCGCGTGCCGATTCTGCAGGTGCCGCCCATGGTCGTTAAGCGCGAGATCGCCGGCGTGAAGACGGCCACGAAGGAAGAGGTCGAGCGCGCTGTCGCTGCGCTCGTTCCGCGCGCTAACCTGAGCCGCTGCGGGTACGCGACGACGAACGAGCTCATCGCCTCGATCGTGAAGACGAAGCGCGAACATCCGAGCGATGCGCTGGGTGTCGCGCTCTCGTGCTCGAAGTCGCAGGCGGTGCAGATGGCGAGGAGGTCGGCAGCATGATCGTGGCGTTTAGCGGCAAGCGCGGCAGCGGTAAGAGCGAGGCGACGCTCGCGCTCGTGCAGGGACTCGGTTTCGTGCCGTTCGCGCTCGCGAACCCGCTGAAGCTGTTCGTGTTCAAGATCTTGATCGCGTTCGACGTCAGCTCCGAGCGCGCGCGGCGCTACCTGTACGGCTCGAGCGAAGCTCGCGAGGAAGTCATCCCCGAGATCGGTCGGAGCGCGCGCGAGATGCTGCAGAAGCTCGGCACGGACTGGGGTCGCGAGTGCGTGCATCCGGACGTGTGGGTCCGCATGCTGCTCGCGCAGTCGCGCGTGTCGTTCGCTTCGGGCATCGGCTTCGCGCTCGCGGGTGACATCATCGTCACCGACCTTCGGTTTCCGAACGAGCTTCGAGCGTTTCGCTCTGCGGGTGCTTTGGTCATTCGGTTGCGTCGCGCGGGCCGCGCCTCGAGCGCACACGACGGACACGCTTCCGAGACGGCCCTCGACGACGCGCCCGACGACGCGTTCTCGGCGGTCATCGACAACGAAGGCACGATCCAAGAGCTGCACGAGCGCGTGCTCGCGTTCGTGCGCTCGCGTCACCCGAAGCTCGCGGCCGCGTCGCCGTGAGCTGGGATGCTGCGGCAGCGCGGTCGCTGCGCGAAGAAGAGCACGAGGCCACGGTCGCGGAAGCGAAGACCGAACCGAAGCTCGTCCCGTACGTGCGCAAGGGCGTCGAGAAGCATCGCATCTCGCTCTTGAATGTGCCGCCGCCCGGCTACCAGGCGCAGAGCTTCAAGATTGACTGGGCTCGAGCGCGCGAGCTGTACGTCGATGGCGAGCTCGATGCTGACACGGGCTGGCGCACGTGGCCCTCGCAGTCTCAAGTCGCCGAGCGCGTGGGCGTCAGCACGCGTGCGTTCGGTGAGCGGCTCTCGCAGTGGAATTGGAAGACGCACCGTGCACGCGCACAGGAACACCAGAAGCTCGCGCAGGCCGAGGAGCGCGACCAAGAGCGTGTGCGTCGTCGCGAGGAGCGGCGCCTTGCTGAGGCAGAAGCGCGCGAGGAAGAGCGAGCGCGCAAGCGCAAGGCGTCTGCTGCGGATGCGCCAGCGCCCAGCGAGAACCCGGGAGCGCCTCCCCCGCAGCCTGCCCCTGCTCCGCTCACCGATGTTCAAGCCGCAGCTGCCGCCTCGGTTGACCCGCTGTCGGTCGTCGACGGCATGCTTGCCATCGCCGCCAAGGCGGTCGCCGAGGGCAAGCCGCCTCCCTTCGGTGTGGCCGACTACGAGCGGGCGGTGAAGCTGCGCTCGTGGCTCCTCGCCGACGCCGCGACGCGCGCGCAGGCTCGAGAGGCAGTGTCACTGGAATCTCTGCAGCTGACGCACCGCGAGCTGAGGGAACGCGAGGCTCTGCTCACCCCTGAACAAGGCGGGACCGATTCGGCGATCGCTGACCAGATTGCCACTACCGTCAAAAAGCGGCCATCGCTTGGGAAGGGAGCCAACCGGCGTCGCAAGAAACCGTATCGGAAGGTTCGCAAGCGCGGGTGAGGTGACTGCCGCTTTCCTCTCCCTCGACCTCGAGCCGGACCGAGCCGAGGCAGAGCGCACCATGTGGGATAGCCGGCCTGCCGGGTACCCCGCCCTCGATCGGCCGTCGCGGGCTCGGGCTCGGGGGCGTCGCTAGTAGCCTTCGAGTTACACGGCGGGTTTTTGTGGAGCGCGCACAATGTGCGACATAGGACATCATTGACGCCGCCGCTGCCCCGCCGCTGCCCCCCCGTTTGGGGTTGAGCTCGAACGGCGAGCTGCGAGCGGCGAACGCGAGCCGCGATCTGAAGCCGCGATCTGAAGCCGCGATCTGAAGCCCGGGAACCTGGCTCGAGCTCGACCCAGTGCCCCCCTCCCCGATCGGACTGCCCCCGTCCCGACTGCCCCCCGTCCACGTTTCCGAGCCCGGGCGGGCCCACGGAGAAAAAAGATCGAACGGGTCTTGACGGTAGGTCAATCATGTCCTACCTTTGGGACATGAGCGAGCGAGAATACACGGCGATTGCGGCGGTTCCTGCTTCCCGCGAGGCGGCCTGGCGCGAGGTCGAGAGCCGCGCGAAGGCGGCAGCGGACGCGGTGCGCGGGCACCGGGTGCTCGAGAACATGGCGGGCCGCGTGGCGCGCTGGGACGTGATCGAGGTCGACGCGCGCGGCGGCTTCCTCGCCCGGGTCGGGACGTACGCGACGCAGGACCGCGCCTTCGCGCGGGTCGCCGAGCTCGGGGGCCGATGAGCCGCGTCTACTCGGCGCCGCGGCGCCTCTTCTACTTCGGCGCGCGGGACGTGAACGTCCCCGGCCACTTCTTCTGGGCGCCGGGCGGGGGGATGCCGCCGCGGCTCTCGGGGTGCCCGTGGACGCTGGCCGAGCTCGACACGAAGCTCTGCCCGCCGGACCCCGAGCAGAGGCAAGGCGCTGCGCTCGTGCATCATCGGGAGGGCTGGACGGCGCTGGCTTCCCGGACATCATCGCGAGGGGTCGAGCGCGCCGGCGGCGTGAAGCTCGACGACCATGCGCAGGCGTTGCTCGATGCGGCCGCGGAGCTCCGCGCAGGAGGAGGCTACGGTGTTTGAGTTCGACGCGAAGGGAGTCGGCTGAGATGCACTTCGAGATCTTCGACAAGCGGACGGGGCGTTCGAAGGCCCCCTTTCGTGCAGCGAGCGCGAAGGAAGCGCTCGATGCGTTCGCGCGCGCAAACGGCTACAAGAGCCACGCCGAAGCGGTCGCGAGGGTGGGCGAGGACGCGTCTTCGCTCGAGGCGCGCGACGCGACCCCGGGCGAGACCGTGGCGAACGCGCTCGTGGCCTTCCTGCGCGAGCACGGGGTCGAGCGGGTGCTCGCGACGATGGCGGACGCGTGCGACGTGGCGGGCGACGGGCACGAGCCGCTCGTCGCTGCGCGCTTCTTCACCGCGTCGAAGAACCTCCGCGACGCCGCGGGCCGGCTCTCGGCGACGCGGATGCCGGACGAGATCGCGAACTGTCTCGAGGCGCTCGTCGCGCCCGAGGAGGAGACCGGAGAATGAACGATGGTTGACGTGCGAGCCGAGCTCACGGCGCGCGTGCCTCGCGTGATCGTGCTGCTCGAGAAGGTGGCGCTCCACGACGTCGAGGAGGCTCACGTCTTCCGGATGAAGACGTTCGGGCACGCGCGTTCGTCGTCGCTGCGCCTCGTGCGCGAGGCGCTCGAGAGCTGGGAGCACGCGGAGAAGACGTCGCAGGACGGCTCGGGCGCGGCGGTCGAGCTGGCGGCGGCGGCCATCGTCGCGCTCGCGGCCATCGTCGCGAAGGGCGAGACGGAGGCGAAGACCGATGCGCCCGACGTGCGCGCGATGCGCGGCGTCCCCGAAGACGAAGAGCAGAAGGACGCGGAGAAGCGCGAGCGCGACAAGAAGGTCGCCTCGATCGTGCGCGACATGTGCATCGGCGCCGCGCCGCCTCGGCGTCCCGAGCCGCGCGAGTGGGTGCTCGCTCGCATCTGGAACCAGCACCACGACACGGTCGAGGGTCGCTGGCGCGGGATCTTCCTGCGCGAACACCGAGGCAAGGCGGTCATTCAGATCGACGCGCAAGGCCAGGAGCATCGCGTCTCGTTCGACGACGTCTTCCCTCTGCCTCCTGGATTCGAGGAAATGTGAGCCATCCCATACACGGACCCGTGTGGTTGCTTCTCGTCGTGATGGCGGTCTCGCTCGTCGCCGGCGCGCTCTTCGCGGCTCGCGCCGTGCTCGAGATCGCGGACGCGCGCGAGGCGCGGATGCGCGCCGCGGCGCGCGCTCTCGTCGACGCGCTCCCGCGTTGCGACTTCTGTTCGTCGCCGGCGACGCGGGCATGGGAGCGCGGCGCCGCGCGCTTCTGCGACGTGCACGCGGTCGAGGGTCGGGAGAACCTCGAGCCCGTGCCCGAGTACCCGCGTGCCGCGCCGCTGCGCGCGCTCGTCGCGATGCTGGGAGGTGGCGCGTGACGTCGCCATACCGGCAGGCGCAGGACGAGGTTGCTCGCTCCGTCCGCGTCGACGAGAACGATCCGGGCGTGCTCGAGGAGCTGGGGCTTTTGCTCTCTGCGGCTCACCGCGCCGCGCCCACGTTGCGCGAGCTCGCGTTCATGCTGCTCGTGGCGACGCCGCACTTCCGTGCGATCGAGGTCGCGGAGCTGCAGCGGCAGACCGAGAGCGCGCGGCCGACGATCCGCGTGACCGGAGTTCTTCGCTCCGGGATGCCAGGTCTCCCCGAGGCGTCTCGCGTGCAGGCGGCGGGCTTGGCGCTTCAGGAAGCCGTCGTGCGATGGGCGCCGGCGTGGATCACGGCGGTGGTTCAGACCGTCACCGAAGAAGAGGAGAAGTACATGAACGAGACGAAAGAACCGGTCGGCGACTTCGCCCCCGGGTTGAATCCCGAGGCGGAGTGGATCGTGCGCGAGAGCGCCGGCGCGTTCTCGACGAGCTTCGACGAGTACGTGCTCGAGATGCTGCAGCACTGGTCCGGCTTCGCGGCCTACCACGCGGTCGTGAAGCAGGCCGGCCAGTCGTCGCGCGAGCTCGTGACACTCGCCGCGGCGGACCTCGTGGAGACGACCTTGCAGATCGCGACGGCTGTCTGCGGCCGCGTCGGGCACGACGCCGAGCGCGCGGGCAACAACCTGATCCGGTGCGTGCGGTGCGGCAAGACGAAGAGGCTCGAGCAGGACGTCGCGCCCGAGGCGAAGAACTAGCGCCATGAGCACGGCGTCGAAGAAGAACCGCCGGCGGCGTCGCGCCGACCGGCGCGTGCTCGGCGCGTATCAACTCGGCTACGCGCAAGCGCGGCGCGAGTCGGCCGAGCTCATCGAGCCCAAGGAGGGCTACGTGCTGATCGGCGAGCGGCCGAAGAGCCCGCGCTTCGTCGTGCGCGCGATGTCCGGTTCGGCCATCGACTACGCGCTCGGCGATCGCTATCGAACCGTGTACGCCACCTTCGAGGCGATCCGGTACCGGCACGATCTTCACGGCTTCGGCGTCTCGGTCGAGTGGTTCGGCTGGAAGTTCGTCGAAGCGCACGAGGGCACGTGAGCGCCTCGCATCTGCTCGAGCTCGCGTGCAAGGCGCACGCGCCGGCGGCCGACGTCGAGTTCTACCTCGCGAAGGCGCGCACGCAGTTCGAGCTCGAGCTGCGTGCGGCCGAGCAGGCGCTCGTCGCCGCGCGGGCTCGCGACGTTGCGCAGGCGCGCGCGTGGTCGGACTTCGAGACCTCGCGCGACCGCGGGCATCCTCTCGGTGTGGTGCTCGTCGGCGTCGCGACCGAGGCGTTCCGCGCCTATGGCATGTGGAGCTTTCGCATCGGCATCGGCCGTAGGCCGGTCGACGCGCGGCACGACACGGCGAGCGGGCGCCTCGTGAATCCGCAACGCTTCTGCAACGAGCTTGTCGCGGTGTACCGCGCGACGACGGACACGTCGCATCGAGCGGGACGCGCGAAGCGCCGGCTCGTTCTGCAGTTCGAACAGGGCGAGCGTGTGCCGTCGTACGCGCTCGATCTCATCGAGGCAGAGTGGATGCGGCGCATCGACGCGATCGATCCGATCGAGAGGAAGCCGTGAGCAACAACGACGCGCTGCTCGAGATCACGCTGCAGGCTGCGGTGCCCCTCTGGATCGAGAAGCTCAAGCGCGAGTCGCCCGAGCGCATTCTCGAGATCGCGCGCGAGTGCGGCGACTTCATCGCGGAGCACGGCGACGTCGTGCAGTTCAAGTCGAGCCCGGCCGAGAACAAGAAGTTCGGCGGCACCGCGGCGGCGTTCAATCACCTCGCGCAGGGGCTCGCCTGCCTCGCGTTCGCGCCGGGTGGCGTGAAGTTCCTCGGCTCGAGGTGGGAGGCCACGCATCCCGATGCGTGGGACGCGACGTGAACGCGAAGCTCGAAAGCCTCTTGCCCCGCCGCATCGTCGCGACGCTCGCTGCGGTCGCCGCGGCTGAGCGCGTGATCGAGGAAGAGCTCGCGGCTTGCGCGATCGACGCGCCGTCGCTTTCGGACGTCTTCCAGGTCGTCGCGCCCACGCGGCACATGCTCGAGCTCGTGCCCGAGGTGTACGCCTCGCACGCGCGCGAGCTCGTGCGACGGATGATGCGCGGCGAGGACGTGGCGCTCGGCACGAAGGCCGAGGTCATGCTCGCGTGCTCGATTGCGAGCTTGCGCGCGCCGCTCGTGTCGCTCGACGCGGGTCTTTACGAGGAGCTGTTCATCGAGATCATGGGCGCCGCGGCCGCGGCTCGATGCGAGGTCACCCTTCGGCCGGAGCCGTGGACGGGCGCTCGCGCGGAGCGCCTCGCAGAGCTGCGGCGCGCGACGCGCGTACCCGCGAGGAGGCCGGGCTAGCTGAGCTTCGCGATCTTCTCGATCATGAAGAGGCCGACAACGAGGCCAGCGGCGAACATGATCTCGCCGATGCGCGCGACCTTCTGGTTCGTGGTCGCGAACGCGTAGATCAGCAGGCCAGCGACGGCGACGGCGAGCGGAAGGAGCGCGAGGAGCATCCGTGGATCTGCCACGCGCGAACGTGGTGCGGTCCCTGAATTCGGACGCAGGCGTTCTTGACAGTCGGACAACAACGGCATAGGGACTAGAGGCGCGAATGAGCGAATCGAAAGCCATCACGAAGGTCATCCTCGATCTCGAGACGAACCCCGATCTCGATCCGGACGATCGGCACCGGTACGCGAACATCGTGCGCGACTACATCGACACGCTCGAGCGCAAGATCGAGGCGAGCGCAGCGCGCGGCGCGCGCGAGGTCGAGAAGGTGTTCGCGCCGCCCGGGCCTCGGGAGCGGAACGTGCTCGTGTGGAGCCGAGGGACGAGCGTCAGCATCCGGCTCGACGGTCCCGAAGAGGCGGCGTGGCTCGAGGAGCTCGCGACGGACTGCCCCCAGGCGATTCGCTTCCGGCTCGAGCCGCAGAGCGCGAAGAGGGTCGAGGCGAACGTTGAGCACGCGTGGATGCGCGGCCTTCGCGCTCACGTGCTCCCTGTTCGCGTCTCGCGGGTCGACGAGGGCCAAGCTGCCCGGCCGTTCGACGAGCGCGTTCTCGAGGCAGTGAGGGCCGTCAGCGAGGCGGGCGACTGGGTGCTCTGGGGGCCGCGCCGGCGGAACGTGGGCGGCCACAAGGGCGACTCGCTCATCGTCACCTTCTCCCGGACGAGGCTCGAGCCGTGGGGCGAGGACACGCTCGGCGACGACGCCGACGGAGACGCCGCCGATGACGGATGAGGTTCCGGCCGAGCTGCGCGCTCGGCTTGAGGAAGAGGTCGGCAAGGCGCTCGAGCCGTTCTTCGGCAAAGAGCTCACGGACCCCATGCGCAAGAGCTTGCGCGCGACCGTGCAGCTCACGCTCAACAACCTGCGCATCCGCGAAAAGATCAGGGTGCCGAGCGTGGTCGTCATGATCCATCCGGCGCTCGGTCAGCTTCGGTTCGTCGTCGGCGCGTCTCCCCTCTTGATCGCGGCGGCCGTGCGCGAGGGGTGGGAGGTCGAATGACGAAGGCGAAGGCCGAGCAGGAGGCGCAGCGGCATTGTGCGCGCTGCGGGCTCCCGATCATCAAGTCGCCCTATGGGCGGTGGAAGCACGTCGGCAATCGCTACTCGGGCAAGGGATGCGGCGCCGAGCCGACGCTTCGGGGGCGCAGGAAGAAGTGAGGCAGCAGCACGTCGACTATCAGGTCGGGTATCAGTGGCGCGCGATGCCGCTCAAGAGCGCTCGCGCGGAGATACTCGAGAAGCTCGACGCGCTCGTCGGCGACGAGCTCACGGTCGCCGGCTCGTTCTTCTTCGTGTTCTGCGAGGCGCATCAAGGGCCCAGCAAGGAAGGCGGGTCTCTGCGCCGATGGACCCCCGACGACAAGTTCCGGAAGCTCATCCGCGAAGCGGCAGAAAGGCAGAAGAGGCCATGAGGACACCGATCGAAGAGATGAAGTCGCGTCTCCGCAAGCCCTACCGGGCGAGGCGCACGGAGCCGCGGCCAGGGCTGGAGGATTGTCGATGACCGACTGGTCTCACTACCAGCGCGCGATCTTCGACTTCGTGGAAGACCCCGCCGAGCACGCGGCGGCGCGGAGCGCGGTCGTGGTCGCGCGCGCTGGTAGCGGCAAGACGACGACGCTCATCGCGTCGGCGGCGCGCTACCCGATTCGTGGTCGCATGGCGATCGTGGCTTTCGCCAACAAGAGCAAGGATCGGATCGAAGCATCGGGCCCGCCCAAACACTTCGACGTGACGACGTTGCATTCGCTCGGGCTGACGCTCCTCAAGCGCCACAACCCCCGCTTGAAGGTCGACAAGGAGGGCGAGAAGCTCCTCGAGATCGTCGGGCTCGAGCGCGGCCTGACGCCGGCGCAGCGCAAGCTCGTGGCGTCGGTCGTGAAGGTGGCGAAGACGCGGCTGCTCATGAGTGAGCCCGAGATCGAATCGCTCTTGCTCGACATGGACGACGGCGAGCTCGCCTCGCGCGAGGACGTGGATGTCGCAGCGCGGGCGGTGTCGAACGTCCTCTTCGAGTGCCGCGAGCGCGACGGGCTCGTCGACTTCGACGACATGATCTGGTTGCCGGTCGAGCTCGGCTTGTCGGCAGCGCATTACCGCGTGCTCTTGGTCGACGAGCTGCAGGACATGACGCGAGCGCAGACGGCGCTCGTGGCGAGCGTGACGCTCGGCGGTCGCGTGCTCGGCTTCGGCGATCCGGCGCAATGTCATCCGCCCGGGACCATGATCGACGTAGGCGGCGGCGCCGCCATCCCGATCGAGAACCTGCGCGATGGCGAACGCGTTCGCGGGTGGGAGCGCGGGTCCCAACGGATGGGAGCCGGGCGCACGATTCGTGTCGCCCGCCGGCCGTACGTCGGCGAGATGCTCGACGTTCGCGTCGGTGCCTCGATCGCGCCCATGACGCCGAATCACAAGGTACTCGCGAGGTGGAGCGATCGGACGCCTGGCACGTGCGTCACCTATCTGATGTATCGGCACGGGTTCGGGTGCCGCGTCGGATGGTGTCAGCTCTTCATGCGCCCGACCGCGAGTGGCAGCGGTGCCTTGCATCTTCCGGTTCGTCATCGTCTCGAGAGGGCGGACGCTACGTGGATCCTGAAGGTGCACAGCACGCGCACGGAGGCCAGCGCGTACGAGAGCATCGTCGCGGCGACGTACGGCCTTCCGACGATCACGTTCGAGCCGGTCAAGGGGGCGCAGCATCTCACCGAGGCGACCATCGCTCATGTCTTTCGCGAGCTGTGGGCGGATAACGGCTCGCGCGGCGCTGCGTGCCTGAAGGCGCACGGCTTGGCGCCCGAGCTGCCTTTCTACCCGTGGCCGAATCGAGAGAAGGACGCGCCCCAGGGCCGTCGCACGTTTTTCGAGGTCTACGCCGCGAACCTGATCCCCGAGATGATGTCTCTCCCAACGGCGCTCGGGCCGTGGGTTCCCGTGTCAAAAGTGTGGCGGCGTCCGTACAGCGGAGACGTCTACTCGCTCGATGTAGATCGAGATCACAGCTACGCCGCGAATGGCGTGGTCGTCTTGAACTGCATCTACCAGTTCGCCGGCGCGTGCGACGACGCGGTCGGGGATCTCGCGGCGCGCACGAACGCGGTCAAGCTGCCGCTCTCGATCAGCTACCGGTGCCCGCTCTCGGTCATCGAAGAGGCGCAGCTCTACGTGCCCGACATCGAGGCGCGCCCGAACGCGCCTGATGGCAAGGTCGTAACGAACAGCAACATGCACGCGGTGCGCGTCGGCGACCTCGTGCTCTCGCGCACGAACGCGCCGCTCCTTCGGCAGTGCATCGCGTTCGTTCGCGCCGGCGTGCCCGCATACGTGGCGGGGCGCGCGTACGGTGAGGAGCTCACGCGCCTGCTCGATCGCGCGCGCTCGAGCGATACGGCGGCCTTCTTGCGCTACCTCGAGGGCTGGGCGCGGAGCGAGCGGCAGAAGCTCGAAGCGGCCGGCAAACCGACCGACCGAGTCGACGATCGGCTCGCGTGCTTTCACGCGCTCGCGGACGGAGCGAGCACGATCCAGGCCCTCCGCTCGCGACTCGGCAAGCTGTTCACGCCTGCGCGCGACGGCGCCCCCGCGGTCGTCTTCTCGACGGTGCACCAGATGAAGGGCGACGAGTACGACAGGGTGTTTGTCCTCGACGACACCTTCCGACTGAGTCGGGAGAAGTTCGCAGAGGAGCCCGAGGCGTACCGCGGCAAGGAGGAAGCGAACCTGCGCTACGTGGCGGTCACGCGCGCGAAGCGCGAGCTGCACTACGTGGCTGGGATCCGGTGAGTCAGGAGTCTCGCGTTACGAAGGCGTCCGACATCATCTCTGATGAGGCTTTCCTGGCCTGCGTGGACAAGTACAACTTGGAGCACCCGGAGATGGGTGGCGCGGTCTCCTGGAAGATGGCCGAAGCGCTCGTAGTTCCCATCAAGGTCCTGCGCGCGAAGGCGGCTTCCCTCATTAGGCGCGGCGTGATCGAGGGTTGTAGCTGCGGCTGCCGTGGCGACTTCCGACGTGTGAAAAGCGACACGCTCGGAAGCTGACAAATCTCGGACCGGATCAAGAAGGAGCATCCCGGATGGACATGAACTGGAACCTCGACAAGCTGTGCGAAGAGAACCTCGTTTGGGTGAAGGCGAACTTCGGCGAGCGGCCGAAGCATCAGCCTCTTCTCGGCATCATCGAGGAGCTCGGGGAGCTCGACGAGGCGGTCGCGCTGAAGGACGTCATCGACGCGTGTGCCGACGTGATGATCTTCATGGCGGACTTCTGCAACGCGATGGGGTTCAGCCTGCAGTCGATGTACGAGCTCGCGAAGAAGCGTCTGCACGACGTCGAGCGGCCGTCGCGGCTCGCCGCGGTCGGGCACCTCGCGCACGCGTTCCTCAAGAACGAGCAGGGCATCCGCGGGACACCGGCCGAGCTCGAGGGCCGCATGTTCAAGGCGTGCGAGTCGATTATCCTGACGGTCCTCGGCGAGGCGCGCTTCCACCGCTTCGATCTGCTCGAGGAGACGCACAAGACGTGGAAGCAGGTCGAGCAACGCGTCTGGCGCTGCCAGGCGGTCGACTTCGTGAGCGGCGCCATCTGCGGCAGCGGCACCGTGGGAGGCACCGCGCGCTGCGCGATGCACACGTGACCGGCGATGGACGGCGTCGCTGACGAACTGGACGAGGAGCGCGAGCGCGCGGCCGAGGCCGCGACGGCGGCCCGCATCTTCGATCTCGAAACGCGCCTCGCGGCGTCGCGCGCTGCCTTCAGGGCGCTCGAGGTGCGACTCGCTGGGCGCGTCGAGATCAACAGCAACAACGCCGCCGCGGCGTGCAAGGCTGGCGACGTGCGCAGGGTTTCAAGCTCGCGCTCGAGGATGCGCGTACGATCTTCGCGGAGGTCGATCGATGACGATGAACCGCGCCCAGTTCCTCGCCTGTCAGCAGCAGCTCAAGACGATCGCGACGCTCGTGCGCGAGCTCCCCCTGCGCGAGTTCATCGCGCAGGCAGGCGCGGACGACGTGCAGGCGAAGTCGATCGCGACCGAGCTGCTCGCGCTGCAGGCGTCGCTCCCCCCCGTGCCGGCGAACATCGTCCGATGAACATCGAGCGCGCGCGGGTTATCGCTCGGACGACTGGCATCTCCGTTCGTGAAGCGCGGCAGCGGCTCGAGGCCATCGAGAAGGACCCCGAGCTGCTCGCCGCGTTCGAGGAGGTCGAGGCGAGGAGCCAGGCGTACGTCGTGACGAACGCCCAGCGCGGCGAGGACGGCACGATTGCCGTGAGCGTCGCGCCGCTCGTAGCGGGCAGCGCTGGCGACGTGAGCATCATCGCGCCCGGCGGGCGCGAGAAGATGCGGCGCGCCGTCGCGCTGCTCGAGCTCGAGCAGGTCTTCGGGACGCCACGGACCGTGCTGCCCTTCCTGCGCGTCGCGCGCTAGGCTGCTCGGCGAGGGCGCCGGCATGCTCGACACCACGTACCAGGGCGCCGTCGCACCCGAGTCGTACAAGGTCACGGTCAAGCAGGGGAAGAGCGGGATCGATCTCACGACGGCGACCGCCGCGCAGATGCTCGTCCAGCTCCCCGACGGCGAAGATGCCACGTGGTCGGCGTCGATCGTGTCCGGCGCGACGGCGCTGGCGCTCGTCGCGGTGCACTTCTTCGGCAGCGGCGATCTCCCCCAGGTGGGCGACTACAAGGTCGTCGTGAAGCTCACGGTCCCCGGCGGCTTCATTCGAACGCCCCCCTCGACGTTGCGCGTGCTCCCCCCCTTCGGGACCATCTGTTAGGCTTGCGGCCATGTCGCTCTCGAACGCGTTCGAATCCGACGTCCTCAAGCTGCTCCTGCAGAACGCGAACATCGCGAACCTCGGGGACGCCACGGGCGTGCGAGGCAGCTCGACGGCCGGCAACCTCTACATGGCCTTGCACACCGCCGATCCGGGTGAGGCAGGCGATCAGACGACGAGCGAGGCGACGTACGGCTCTTACGTGAGGCAGGCCATCCCGCGCACGTCTTCGGACTGGGACGTGACGGGCACGGCGCCGACGCAGGGCGCGAACCACAACCAGATCACCTTCCCCGCGGCGTCGAGCCCCACGCCGCCGACCGTGCAGACGCTCACGCACTTCTCGCTCGGCTTCGCCTCGAGCGGCGCGAGCGAGATCTTCGTCTCGGGGCCGCTCGGCGCACCGATCGCGGTGTCGACGCCCGTGCAGCCGTTCTTCCCCGCGGGGACGATCGTCGTCACGGCGGACTGAGCGAGCGCGCCATGAAGCTTCCCAAGAACACGCGGATCACCTGGAACGCCGACGCCCTCGGGCCGGACGGCAAGCCCGGAACGTGGCGCTGGTACGTGCCGTTTGTGCATCCGCGCGCGGCCGAGAGCGCAGCGATCCGGATCTTCCTCCCCATGCTGATCCAGCGATGGCGCGCGATGGGGCACGGTCTCGAGAAGGACCGGTATGCAGCGGCGGTGAAGCGGCTGCGCGACGATCGCGCGTTTGTGCAGCACGTCACGGGCGAGCGAGGCGACGGCAAGGGAGACCTCGCGGTCTTCGAGGCTGACGAGCGCCCCGCGGGCGGCGCGCTGATCTCGATTCCGGGGTTCGCTTCGTGACGGCGCCGAGCTGGACGGTCTCGGTCGGCGGCGCCGCGTGGGCGAGCGCTAAGTCCATGCTCGACCTGTTCAACGGCTCGAGCTCCGCGAAGACGCTGGACGTGTATCGCGTCTATATCTGTTCGTTCCCGGCGATCCCGGCGACTCGGTCGAGCCCCCGGCCGTGACGAGCGAGGCGCGTCCGCGCTCACGTCGTCCTCGCGCCGGCGGCGGGTAGGGCCCCGCCGTGGCGGCGGCGACCTACATCTATCGGACGCGCGGGTGGAGCGCGCCAGGGCTCGACGGCATCGCCGCCGTGTTCAACAACTCCGATCCCGCATCGTCGATCGGAGACGTGATCGAGGTCCGGCGCGTGTATGTGCGCAACGGGGGTAAGGGATACAACGCGATCGGCGTGGGCATTGTCGGCGGCGGCAAGCTCGCGGTCACGCGCATCACGGCTGCAGCCGGCGGCCGCCTGCTCACCGCCGCGCAGCACCGCACGGCTGACGCTGCTTTGCCTTCGCAGATCAAGGTGCGCGCGAATCCGGACACGTGCGCTCTCTCGGCCGGCGGCGACATGCGCCTCCTCATCGACTTGAACGAGAGCGGCTTCTGGGTCGGCCAGAACTACTTCCCCGTCGTGATGCCGAACGAGGGGAGCGGGGCGCTGCGCACGGGGGCTGTTCTCCGGCACGAGGACACGACCGCAACCGTGGACTCGCTCACGCTCGCCGAGGGCGAAGGAGTCGCAGTCACGCAGCGCCTCTTCGGGACGCCCATGGTGCGCTTCGCGCAGGTCACGATCACGGACGATACGACGGGCGCCACGCACACGTTCCAAGCCGACGTGGCGAGCGGCTTCGGGCAGGACGACGCGCTGATCAGCGTGATGAACGAGACCGGCAGCGGTACGACCATCAACGTGAGGTCGATCGCGCTCGTGCCTTTCAACAACGGTGGGATCGGAGTGAACGCCACCTTCGCGGACGTGACGCGGCGGCTCGTCAAGCTCGAGGGCTTCGTCGGCGGCTTCTCGGAGTCGCCGGTTGTCTTCCGCACTGCGCGGCCGATCGCGCCTGGCATTCAGTGCGTCCGCGGCCCGTTTCTTACGCGCGCGCCTGGCGCGACCGAGGGCGTGACGTACGACTGGAACACGACGCAGGCCGCGTCGCAGATGACCTTGCTCGCGCAGTCGACGGCCGGGAGGATGCGACGACTCCGCTTCGTGCAAGGCTTCTCGGGGGACGGCACGCAGAACCCGCAGCCCCCCATGTACGCCGCGGGCTGGGATCGCATGTGGGACACGGAGAGCGGACGCAGCGGGATCTTCCTCGCGCCAGGCGAGGGGCTCGCAGTTGCGAGCCTCGATGATGATTGCAACGTGACGCTCAGCTGGGATGTCTTCGACGTGGAGTTCGTGTTCACCGCCGAGCGTCCCAACAACATGGGAGCGGGCATCGCGCGCCCGACGTTGACCTAGATGTCCATTCGCCGAGGCAAGCCCTTCACCGCGACGTTCGCCGTGCAGGACCCAGCGGCTTCGCGGCCTCTGCCGAAGACGGGCGTCACGTTCTCGACGGGGCAAGTGCAGATCTCGAAGGACGGCGGGAGCTTCGCGAACACGACCAACTTGCCTTCCGAGATCGGCTCGAGCGGCCGCTACGCGCTGACGCTCACCGATGCCGAGACCTCGGCCGACTCGGTGTACGTCACGATCGCAGCATCGGGCTACGACCCGATCGATCTGCCTCTCGCGACGAATGGCGCTCCGGTCGGCACCGTGATCACGGGCGGCGGCGGCAACTCAGCGACGAGCTTCGCGACCAGCCTCGCGGCGGGGACCGCCGACTTCTACAAGAACGCGCTGATCGTGTTCCTCACGGGCGCGCTCGCCGACAGCGCGCCGCAGAAGTGTTCCGCCTACGCCGTCACGAACGGGGTCATCACGGTCTCTTCCGCGTTCGTCGCCACGCCTTCGGTCGGAGATCGATTCGCCGTCGTCACCTTCTAGGATCTCTGGGCCATGTCCCGGATCCTCTTCGATGCGTTCGACTCGGGCGCGTCGCTTGTCAGCGCGTCGGGCACGGCGTCGATCTCGTTCGCCGCGAGCGCGATCGGCGCAGCGCGCGCAGCTGATTCGGATCTCGCTGCGGTTTTGTTCGTTGCGAGCGCGACAGCTTCGGCGCGCGCAAGCGCAACCGCGGCGAGTTCGGCAACGTTCGGCGCGAGCGCGACCGCGTCGGCTCGCGCGAGCTCGAGCTCGAGCGTGGCGATCACGTTCGCCGCTAGCGCGTCCGCGTTGGCTCGTGCTTCGTGTTCGGCGGCGGGGAGTCTCTCGTGCGCCTCTTCGGCGGCGTCTAGCGCTCGCGCCTCTCTGGCCTGCTCGGCGTCGGGCTCGTTCGCTGGCAGCGCGGCCGCGTCGGCTCGTGCGAGCTCGAGCTCGAGCGTCTCCGCGGTGTTCGGAGCGAACGCGTCGTCGGTGGTGGCGACATCGGCCTCGTGCTCGGCATCGCTGACGGTCTCGTCCACGGCCACGGCAAGCGCTCGCGCTGGGGCTTCAGCGAGCTCGGCGGGAGCCGGGGCGGGTAGCGCCAGCGCGAGCGCGCGGGCTTCGCTGTCGGGCGCCAGCGCGGCAACGTTCGGCGCAAGCGCCGGATCGGCAACGGGCGCGGGGGCCGGGCTCGCTTCTATCGCGTTCGGCGCGAACGCCTCATCGAGTGCGCGGGCCGCGCTAGCGGCCGCCGCGGCGGTCACGGTCGGGCTCGCCGCGATGCCGAGCGCTCGAGCGTCGGCGTCGGCAGGAGGCGCGTTCGGCGACGTGTTCTGCGATGGGACGGCGCACGCACGAGCGGCGTCGTCCGCGAGCGCATCGTGCAACATCGGCGCGGCTGCGACGGCACACGCGCGCGCTTCCGACTCGGCGTCGGCCGCAGCGGTTTTCTACGCGGCCGCGAACCGCGCGTCGTCGGCGACGGCTTCGCTCTCGGGAACGGCGGCAGCCGGCGGGTCCGCTCGAGCGGCAGCTAGCGGACGAACTGCGGCGGCTCTCGCGGTGAGCGCAGCCCCCTCTTCGAGGGCGACCGCTCTCGCGCGGTCGGGCGGCAGCTTCATCGGCGCAGCGACCGCGTTGGCTAGGGCGAGCAGCGCCGGGACGGCGCCGGTGCTCTTCGATGCTCGCGCGTCCGGCATCGCCGCGAGGGCTTCGTCGGGCACCAGCTCGATCGCTCTCGCGTCGGCCGCTAGCGCCTCTTCCCGCGCGCTTTCGCTGGCCCCGGGGTCCTTGGCCCTTACCGCGGAGGCGAGCGCGCAGGCGAGGGCGCGAGGGGGCGCCACGTGCGTCTTGCTCTTCGGCGAGCTCGCGTCCCCCCGGGCCTCGGCCGCGCTCTCGGCTTTGGCGGAGTTCGCGTGGACGGCTCAAGCTGCAGCGGTTGCATGGATCGGAGCGGTGCCGCTCGTGTCGCTCGAGCTGCTCGCGCCCGGCGCGGTCGTGCCGCTCTTGGCTCCGGTCGCGTCGGCCGAGGCGCTCGCGCCATCCGCAACGTCGCCCGTGCTCGCTCCCGTCGCATCCGTCGAGGTCGAGGAAGAGTTCGGCTAGGATGGCCGCTGCGGGGCCGGCGGCCCTGGCCGTGGGATTCGGGCGCGCCCCCTGGGCGGTGTGGCGCGATCGGCCTCGGGGTCGAATTGTCGCCGGTCCCGTTTTTCTTCAAAAAAAGCGGCGCCCGAATTCTCGGGCGCCGCTAGCACGAACCAGGCAGGCGCAGAGACGGTTCGCGACTTCGCGCGAGCACTCTAGCAGGGCAGCGCAGCGACGGCGCGCAGCAAGTCCTCGTCGCTGGCCTGGGCGTAGATCGTCGTCGAGATCACGCTCGCGTGCCGGGCGACGCGCTGGACGAGGCGGATGTCCTTGGTCGCGCGGTAGAGGTTCGTGAGCGCCGTGTGTCGCAGCGCGTGGAAGGTGAACCGGCGCTCGAAGCCGGCGCGCTCTTGCCAGACGCCGAAGAGGTGGCGGAGCTGCCGCGTGGAGATGCGACCGCCGCGGAGCGAGACGAAGAGCGGCGCGTCGAAGACGAGCGACTCGCCGTCGGCCTTCTTGACCTGCAGGAGGCGCGCGAGCTTGCTTCGGAGCGAGTCGGGCAGGACGGCCTCTTGCGCGTGCGGGTCGTCGTTCGAGCGCTTGAACACGCGGAGCGCGAAGCGGCGACGCACGTTGCGGCCGTCGTGCGAGACGTCGCCCACGTTGAGCGCGGCGATCTCGTGCTCGCGCAGGCCGGTCCCGAGCGCGAACGCGAAGAGCACGTGGTCGCGGAAGCCGTCGCGACGCAGCCCGGAGACGCGCAGCAAACGAGCCTGCTCGTCGTCGGTGAGGGTCTTCGGCGCGCGGCGGATCGTGTCGACGTAGGGCATGGTTCCCATAGTAGGACGACATTGACATAGCGTCAAGATCCGCGCTCCTCGCGTGCGCTCTCGCGCGTGCTCGTGTAGCCTCGACGGCGATGCGCTCCGAGTTCCTGCAGCTCCCGATGCCCGCGTTTCCGGCAGGCGGCCCGGGAGCGTCGATCGATGTCTCCGGCCTCGAGCAGAAGTTCGTGCAGATCGGCGGTAGCTTCACGGCCACGGTCGCGGTCGAGGGCACGATCAACGGCGCGGACTGGGTCGCGGTCGCGAGCGTGACGGGGCCGATGCTGATCCAGGTCATTCCCGTCTTCGCTGGCCTGCGCGTCAACGTGACGGGCTACTCGAGCGGCCCCACGCCGACGGCGATGGTCTCGGGCTTCAACCGGCGGACGGAGTAGGCGTGACGACCGGCGGCATCATCTACGCGGAGCCGAACCGTCAGGTCGTGTACGGCGGCGGCGGCGGCGCTGCAGCGGCGTCGTTCCCGACGTCGTGGCACATCGCGAGCACGGGGAACGACGCAGGAGACGGAAGCGCGTCGTCGCCCCTGAAGACGTTCGCGGAGCTTGTTCGTCGAGCTCGCGCGCTGAACCAGCCGATCGTCGCAAACGGTACGATCCAGTTCGACGACGCCTCTTCCGAAGCTCTCGACCTCGGTGCGCTGCCGCTCGATGGCGCAGCCACGTGGACGATCCAGGGCGCCCCTCCGACTGTGCTCGCGACCGGTGCTGTCTCCGCGGTGACGGCGTACAACGCAGGCTCGGGCTCGTTCGGCGTGACGGGATCGATCACGGACAGCTCGCAGAGCTCGAGCTCGTTTTGGACGCCGTTCGTCGGCAAGCTGGTGATCCTCACGAGCGGCACGAACGCGGGAGCGTGGGCCTGGGTCGACGCGGACTTGGGCTCGAAGGCTGCGCGTCTCTCGCCGTTCTGGGATCCGAACTTCTTCTCGTGGATCACGCCGACGATCGGAGACGCCTACGAGATCGTCGACATCGTGACGCTCTCGGGGTTCATCGGCACGTTCGGTCGCGGCGACGGCGTGGTCAACGTGAAGCAGCTCCACTTCACGGGCCTCGTCTACCACTACGGCGGACAGACGACTTTCGCTGCGTGTCGCTTCGACAACACCGCGAACTTCTTCTCGACGCTGTATCTCGATCTCTTTGGTTGCGACTTCGCGGCGGACGTCACCTTTCAATCGAAGAACGATCAGGGGTATGTCGACGCGTGCCGATTCGGCGCGCGGCTCCGCATGTTCGGCGGGACGATTCAGCTCTCCACGCACTGCCTCTTCAGCGGAGCGAGTGCGATCATCGATCACAAGGGCGGCGTGCTGATCGTCGAGGACGACGTCGCGATGGTCGGCTTCACTTCGGTGCCGATCCGGCTCGTCAATTTCTACGGCCCCGCGTACCTCAATCTGTTGGGTCGCATCTACGGCGCGGCCGGGTCGAATCCCGCCTGGGTCGTGCAGACCGACGCGCCTGCGACGGTGGCGCTCTCCGATACTGCGAAGTGTCCCCGCCTCGCCGCGGGCTCGAGCGGCTACGCGTCGCTTGGCGGCACGACGAAGGCTACGGTCTCGACGGTGAACACCGCGAGCGTGCTCACCGCCAACGGGGCGGGCTGGATCTATCCGGCGATCTGACGATGGCGAGCGCGGCCCCCCTGGGGATCGTCAAGCGGACCGAGAGCGAGTTCGCCGAGTGGGCCGCAACCGAGCGAGGCTTCCTGCAGCTCTTCGGGCGCTACCAGGAAGAGCCGATCCGGTTCGAGGGCTATCAGCTCGCGTTCCTGATGACGCGCTCGACGTACCGCAGCGTCGAGAAGGCGCGGCAGGTCGGCTACTCGTGGGTGTTCGCGTGCGAAGCGCTCACGCGCTGCCATCTGCGCGACACGCAGACGAGCGTGTTCGTCTCGTACAACCTCTCCGACGCGAAGGAGAAGATCGGGTACTGCCAGCAGATGCATGAGGAGCTCCCCCTGGAGTTCCAGAAGCGCCGCGTCGTCGACTCGAAGCTCGAGATCGCGTTCGCGAGCAACTCGAGCAAGGGCAAGATCTCGCGCATCATCTCGAACCCGTCGAAGGCGCCGCGCGGCAAAAAAGGAGACATATATCTGGACGAGCTCGCGCACTGCGGCAACGACCGCGACATCTACAAGGGCTCGACGGCGCTCATCCTGCGCTCGAGCGGGCAGCTCACGGTCTGCTCGTCGCCGCTCGGGCGCCGGGGCGTGTTCTGGGAGATCGCGCGCCAAGAGGTGAAGCCGTACCGCGCGTTCTGGCGGCAGGCGGTGCCGTGGTGGCTCTCTTCGTTCCTCTGCAAGGACGTTCCGAAGGCGGCGATCCTCGCGCCCTCGTTGCCGAGTGCGCAGCGCGTGGAGCGCTTCGGCACGCGGCAGATCAAGGACCAGTTCGACTCGCTGATGCTCGAGGACTTTCAGCAAGAGTTCGAGGTCTTCTACAGCGACGAGACGCTCACCTTCTTCCCGTACGAGCTGATCATCCCGTGCCAGGAAGACGAGCTCGAGCTCGCCGAGGACTTCGCGGACATCGCGAAGTCGAATCCAGGACGGCTCGTCGCCGGCTTCGACGTCGGACGTCGCCGCGACTTCTCGGTGCTCGCGATCTTCGAGGAGCTCAAGTCGGGCGTGCTGCGCTGCCGACTCTTGAAGGAGTTCGATCGCGAGACGTTCGAGCGGCAAGAAGCGCAGCTGCGCGCGGCGCTGACGATCCTTCCTCTCGCGCGCCTTAGCATCGACGCGACCGGGCTCGGGATGAACCTCGCCGAGAACCTTTCGCGCGAGTACCCGCAGGTCGTGAGCGAGGACTTCACGACGAAGACCAAGGAGACGTGGTGCAACGACTTCAAGATCTTGTTGCAGAGGAAGATGGTCGAGCTCCCCGCCGATCGTGATCTCGTCGCGCAGATCCACAGCATCAAGAAGACGGTCACCGCGGGCGGGCGCGTGATCTTCGACGCTGAGAAGGCGGCCGACACGAAGGGCCACGCCGACAAGTTCTGGGCGGTCGCGCTCGCCTGCCAGAAAGAACGCCGGCCGCCTCCGCAGAAGAGCGCTAGCGTAGGGATCAGGATTGTCGGATGAGCAACGGCCGCCGCGTGCACGTTCTGGCGGCAGCTCGCGCCCCGGATCCTGTTACCGAAGAGCGACCGGTGGTGCAGCTCTCGCCAGCGAACGACGCGGACCTCGCGAGGCTCATTCGGTTCGTCGAGCGGCTCGCCGGCGCGCAGTTCTTCGGCCGATTGACCCTCAGCTTTCAGAACGGCAGGATCACGGATCTACGCACCGAGCAGTCGATGAAGATCGACGAGATCTGAGGGCACATGCAGCAGACGTGGAAGGTTCAGCTCTTCGTGGCGCACGACAAGCCGAAGGCGATCGGCAACGCCGCCGACGCGATCGACACGTTCGGCGTGCAGGCGGACACGAAAGACGAGGCGCGCGCCGCCGCTCGCAAGTGGCTCGAGGACCGGGGGCACAAGGTCCGGTCCGTGAACTTCACGACGGTGCGGTTCTCGCTCGTCGCGTACGTGGCGCCGAAGGCGAACTGATGGCCTCCCCGCTGCAGGACGCCGTCCGCGAGCAGCGGGACATCCTTCCGTTCGCGAAGGTGCGCGTCATCGAGTCGCGCGAGTTCGCAGGAAGCAGCGGCAACGAGCACGCGATCGCGAAGGCGAGCGCGGTCGTCGGTTCGAACCAGGTCACGCGCGACGAGTACGCGGCCGCGTTCACGAACCTCGGCGCGATCGATCCTGTCTACGACCCCGAGATGCTCGCGCTTCTCTTCGAGCACTCGAACAGCCTGCGCCAGAACGTCGACGCGTACGCGACGAACATCGACGGCTTCGGCCATCGGTTCGATCCGATCCTTCCGTTCGACGCGGCGGACATCGACGAGCGGATCTCGCAGGCGCTCCACTTCGAGCGCCAGCGCGACAAGCCCGACGAGGACGTGCCCGATCCGACGCCCGAGGAGGTAAAGGCGGAGCGCACGCGGATTCAGCGCCGCATGCGTTTCGAGCAGAGCAGGCTCAAGTTCTTCTTCGAGTATTGCTCCGTCGAGACGTCGTTCGTCACGTTGCGCCGTCGCACCCGGCAGGATCTCGAGGTGATGGGGAACGCCTACTGGGAGGTGCTCCGCGATCGCTCGGGCGAGATCTCGCGCTTCGTCTACGTGCCAGGGTTCACGATCCGTCTTCTGCCGCTCGACCCCGAGGAGATCGAGGTGAAGACGCGCGTGCGCGTGTCCGAGATCAAGGTCGAGGAGATCGAGATCACGAAGCGGTTCCGTCGCTGCGTGCAGGTCGTCGAGGGGCGCAGCGTCTTCTTCAAGGAGTTCGGCGACCCGCGGATCATCTCGACGGACACGGGCGTCGAGTACGAGAGCGAGGAGGCGCTGCACGCCAAGGAGCCCGACGCGCGCGTCGCGACGGAGCTGCTCCACTTCAAGATCCACTCCTCGCGTTCGGCCTACGGCGTGCCGCGATGGACCGGCAACCTCCTCGCGGTGCTCGGCTCGCGCCAGAGCGAGGAGGTGAACTTCAACTACTTCGAGAACAAATCGATCCCCCCGCTCGCGGTGCTCGTGTCGGGCGGCCGCATGACCGAAGACGCGGTGAAGCGGCTCGAGACGTACATCGAGAGCAACATCAAGGGGAAGCGCAACTACCACAAGATCCTGATCATCGAGGCCGAGGCCGCGGCCGCGGACACGAGCGGCGCGAACACCGCGCGCATGAAGGTCGACCTCCGTCCCCTCACGGCCGCGCAGCAGAACGACGCGCTCTTCCAGAACTACGACGAGCGCAACATCGACAAGGTGGGCCAGTCGTTCCGCCTGCCGCGCATGCTCCGCGGCGACATCCGCGACTTCAACCGCTCGACGGCGGACGCTGCGCTCACGTTCGCCGAGGTGCAGGTCTTCGAGCCCGAGCGGCAGGAGTTCGACTTCGTCATCAACCGGCAGATCCTCAACACGATCGGGATCTGCTTCTGGCGCTTCGTCTCGCTCGCGCCGGTCATCCGCGACCCGGTGGCGATGAGCGAGATCATCAAGAACCTCTCGAACGCGAACGTGATCGTGCCCGCCGAGGGGCGCGAGCTCGCTGGCGACGTGTTCAACCGGGACTTCAAGCGCCTGAAGGCGAAGTGGGTTCGGCAGCCCGGCGCCTTCACGATCGCGGGCATCCAAGTCGAGGACGTGGACACCGACACGCCTGCGCCCGGGGAGGACGAGAACTTCGGCGAGGAGGGCGGGAACCTGGCGCCCGATCGCGCGCCCGGAGAGGGCATCACGGCGCGCGCGAAGCGCCGGGCGGTGCACAAGGCCCTGGCGAGCGAAGCGGCGCGCCTGATGGCCCTCCGCGAGGCGCTCGAGGCAGGCGAGGCGGGTGCGTGGCGCGGCTACCTCGCGAAGCTCGCCCGCGAGGAGGCGGCCGCCGCGGCGGCCGAGTGAAGTTCGAGCTCGAGCACAAGCGCTGCTGTCCTTCGGAGCTTCGGCGCGGTGAGGCGAAGAGGATCCCGAAAAATCCGCTCCATCCCGCGTGCGGCTTCTACGTGGGATGCCCGTCGTGCGGGCGGCCGCAGACTGTGACGACGCGCGCCATCGATCCGGACCTCGGCCAGGTGTGCAGCGAGACGTCGACGCCGGCTGGCGCGCTCGTGGTGACCTTCGAGCCGGGGCACACGTGCAGCCGATGCGGCGTGCGGTTCAGCGTGCAGGCGAACGAGGTCGTGATTCACGCATGATGCTCCACGATCTCTACGCGGAGGGCGCTGCCGCCGCGGCCGGCATCCTGCGCGACGTCTACAAGGTCGACGTCTACAAGGCGCTCGATCCGCTGAAGCACGACGACTTCGCGAAGATCACGCGGCATCTCGCGAAGGATCTGAAGGGGCTCGCGCTGCCGGTCGAGGCGAAGGCGCTGAAGCACGCCGTCGAGATGCTCGACGTCGACTGGCACGGCATCTCGATGGAGGCGCGCGGCGCCGTCGTCGCCGAGGCGCAGAAGTACATCAGCGATATCGGCCCGCACGTGATGCCCGCCCTCGAGCAGAAGCTCTCGGTGTTCGCGAAGGATCTCGGTGCGACGACCAAGAAGAACACCGTGCTCGCGCACGACCTCAAGATCTCGACGTCGTTGAACGCGACCGACGAGCGGATCATGAAGTTCGCCGCCGACAGCCAAGGGCACTACGTGCGCGACGCCTTCGGCAAGCGCGCAGACGAAGCGGGGGACACGGCGCGCTTCATCGTGTCGTCCGGGCTCGAGGACGGGCTCGGGAGCGCCGACATCTCGGCGAAGCTGAGCAAGTACCTGGGCGACAAACTCGGCCGCACCGACTCCTACTGGACGACGATCGCGATGGTCTTCGCGAACCGCGCGCGCACGAGCGTGCAGCTCTTCGCGTTCGCCGAGGCCGGGATCGAGACGTACACCTGGGAGAGCGTGCTCGACGAGGTGACGAGCCTGCAGTGCCGGTTCATGCACGGCCGTCAGTTCTCCGTTGGCGGCGCCGTGCAGAGCATCCACGCGGTCGAGGACGGAGGTCCCGAGTCGATCAAGCTCGAGGCGCCGTTCCTCAACGTGTCGGGGAACAGGCTCTACGCCCAGATCGGAGACGGCCCGACCGGGCAGCTCACGGTCGCGCAGTCGATCGAGAGCGCTGTCGGGCAGAAGGACAAGATCGGCACGTTCTCGAGCACGCACACCGACAAGGATCTCGAGAACCTCGGCATCCGCATGCCGCCCCTTCACGGGCGGTGCCGGAGCACCGTGATCCCGGCGATCGCGCCTCTCTCTCCCGCTGCGCCGCCGCCCCCCGAGCCCCCGCCGAAGGTCACGCCTGCGCAGGCCAAGCAGCAAGCCCTGAAGCTCCTCGACGACTCGAGCTTCAACCAGCTTACGGACGTCGAGCTCGTGTTCCCGAACGACCACCTCCCGTTCGACGTGAGCGCGCTCGCGACGGGCAAGGGCGCGACGTTCGAGGAGCTCGTCGAGGCGAACAAGATCTCGAAGAAGCCGAAGCTCGACGAGCTCGTCCCGACGGTCTCGCATCTTCCTCAGCAGCCGATCGAAGAGTTCATCAAGAGCCCGAAGAAGCTCGACGCCGCGGCTAAGCCGCTCGTCGTGAAGAAGAACGGGATGATGTTCATCGGCTCGGGTCACGAGGCGCTCGCCGCGCAAAAGCTCCTCGGCCAGAAGACCGCGTACGTCGACTTCGTCGACTTCGACAAGCCGCTCAAGGTCCCGGCCGTGGCGGCGCACGCGATCCCCGCGACGCCTCCGGCTACGCCTGCCGCATCTTCGCTGCTGACGAACCCGCACATGTCGGTCGTGTGGGGCAAGGACGCGAAGCACGAAGACGAGATCCTGCACGGGGTGAAGTTCTCGCCGGCGGCGCCGAAGGAATGGGACAAGATCAAGGACGTCGACGTCAAAGAGCCGAAGCTGCCCGATCTGAAGCCGGGTACGAAGCGCTCGAGCGGCGTCGTAATCGTCGAGGACGACGGACGCGTGTGGCTCGTCGAGCCGAAGGACCACTTCGGCGGATATGAGCAGACCTTCCCGAAGGGCAAGGTCGATGCGGGGCTCTCCCTGCAACAGAATGCGCTCAAGGAGGCGTTCGAGGAGAGCGGGCTCGACGTCGATATCACGGGCTACCTCTGCGACGCCGAGGGTACGACGTCGAACACGCGCTATTACGTCGGGCGCCGCCGCGGAGGTGCGCCGTGGAAAGCGCACTGGGAGAGCTCGACCGTGCGTCTCGTGCCGCCCGAAGAGGCGGAGCTCTTGCTGAACACGAAGCGCGACAAGGAGACTCTCGAGAAGCTCAAGGAGTACATGAAGCCGAAGGTCGACGCGAGCGTCGTACTTGGCACGAAGCTCGGGTCGCAGCAGGGCTCGAACGAGGGCGGCTTCTACCGCGGCACCGACGGCATCGAGCGATACGTCAAGTTCTACAAGGACGCGGGCCAAGCTCCGGCTGAGCACCTCGCGAACAACATCTACAACGATCTCGGTCATGCCGCGCCGAAGAGCAACGTCTTCGAGCACAACGGTAAGCAGGCGTACGCGAGCGAGATCATCAAGGACGTGAAGACGCTCGGCAGCGTCGGGCTCACGAAGGAAAACGCGCGCGAAGCCATGAAGGGCTTCGTCGCCGACGTGCTCGTCGGGAACTGGGACGCGGCCGGGCAGTCGCTCGACAACATGGTCGTTGGCCCTGGCGGGAATATCATCCGCATCGACAACGGCGGATCCTTCCTCATGCGCGCCAAGAATGGCCGCAAGGACACCTCGCTGCTCAACAAGATCACGGAATGGGAAGGCTTCTTCGACGCGAGCACGAACGCTCAATACAAGAGCGTAGCGAAGGCGGCCGGATACAACAGCGCCGCCGACATGGCGAAGGACCATCTCAACAGCGAGATCGAAAAGGTGCTCTCGCTCCGCGACGCGCACGGCGGATGGCACGGCTACGTCAGCAAGATCGCGCCCGGCCTTCCGCTCGACGACAAGCGCGCAATCGTCGAGATGCTCGAGCACCGCACGGCCTTGCTCGAAGCCAAGATCGAGCGTCCGAAGATCGAGCGCAAGCCGGGGGTGAAGATCTCGATCAACATCTTCGACAGCGCGGATCCGGTTGCCGTGAAGGCGAGCGCGCTCATCAACAAGAGGATGGGCAAGGAGTATTACGAGAAGAACATCTATGGCAAGGCGGGCATCGGAGTGGACGACGCACGCGAGGCCATGAAGATCACGAGTCGATGGACTGGTGAATTCCGACTCGGAAGCATGCATCAGAGCGTCTACAAGGGCAGCGCTCGCGCCATGCTCAAGAAGCCTGGTTCGGGCGGCAGCACCGAGAAGGTCGTCGAGAAGATGGTGCTCACGCGCGAAGCGCGATGGCGAGCTTTCCTCGACGAGGCTGGCGCCAAGAGCGCGGCCGTGCCGACGCATCTGCGCGTCATGCGCGGCATGGGAGGGCGCGAGTACGTGCTCGACGTGGCGAAGGCGTGGAAGGACGACACGAAGACGCACGCGACGCTTCAGTCGCACGAGGTCGCGTCGTGGTCGTGGAGCAAGAAGAAGGCGGATGAGTTCCGCGGCGACACCGGCGTGCGGTATCACTGGGATGCGCCGCTCGAGCACACGGTCTTCGATCAGGCGACCGACGACTCTTCATTCCAGAGTTCCTTCCATCACGAGCACGAGGTCATCGCTGGCCCTGGGCATGACAAGGGACTTGATCTCCCGAAGGAGGAACAGGTCGTCGCGCTGGACGGCGTGGAGTACGAGTACAAGGACCGTGCTAAGCTGTTCGAGGCTCTGAAGAAGGCGGGCGAGCCGGGATGGCGGCGATGAAGCGAGACGAGCTGCGGTCACTCGGGTGGGACGACGACGAGCTCGTCGACAAGTACGCGGAGGTCTTCGGCGTGCGCCCCGGGCTCGATGGCAGCGACGACGATCGCGTCATGAAGCTCCGTCGGCGCGTCTTCGATGAGCTGCAGCTGCGCCTTTCCGGGAAGGTCTTCACGGACACGAAGGGCGCCAAGGTGGGCCCCTTCGCGCTCGACGCTCCGGACCTGCACAGGCCGAGCTCGTAGACCAGGGCGCCCCCTCGCAGTAGCCTCCGGGGAGATGGCAGCGTTCGCTCAGCTCGTCGCCGCGGATCAAGTCGGCCGTGTCACGCTCACG